TGAACCATGGAATATCGTAGTTTCCAATACTCAAGATGATAATCTTTATACAACTCAAGAAGACGATCATTCACATTGTAGGTGATCATGAAGTTGTGAGGACATTTATATACATTCTCAGCAAATAATTCATGATCAAATGATTTATGCATCTCACGGTTCTTTCCATACAGAAAATCTTTGATGTCATAAGGAGGATCAAGAAATACAAAAGTATTCTCAGGACCATCAGTATTCATTACCTCAGAGTAATCAATGTTGGTAATCTTCCAGTTTTTAATTAGTTCTGAAAACTTAGAAAGTTTATCTGCACCAACAAGAGAAAAATTAGAGTTAGCTGCAGTGCGAGAGAAAGTGCTGTTCTCGGTCAAACCAGAATAGCTACACTTGTTCATAATGAAGAAAGCAACTGCCTTCTGAAAATTATCATAAGTATCAATTTCAGCAGCATACTGGTTGAAAAGATCTTTTGCAAACTTGTCCTTCTCATCTTGTGTGCCACTCTCAAGCATCTTCTCTTTCTGCTCTCTGACACTCTCAGAGAGGTCTTGACCACGATCACGCAGTTGTACCCAGAAGTTGTATAGGGGCACATATAGGTCATTAATCCAAATAGGAATGTCTGGATTTTCCTTAGTCACATCAATTGCAATAGATCCGCCACCAATAAATGGTTCACGATATTCAGTGATGACTTTGGGATACCATTGAGAAAGAGTTTTAATTGCTTTGGACTTACCCCCAGGATAACGAAGGGGCGTTTTCAATGCTTTCATAATAAAATAAAAAAATCAGAGGATGAGTTTCTTTTCGTCAGGTGTAACTAGTTTACTACCAAACATTTGATCATACTTTTTACAGACATCTTCTTGAACTTCTGCAATATAAACAATGTGACTTCTTGAGATAGTAATTTCAGGTCTATCTTTGTCAATCACAGTTGCCCATGGAGCAAATCCAACACCAGTATTTGTAGGAAGAACAACTAGACCATTCTTCACAGTAATAGTAGTTTCATCTTCGGAAACTAATTCTGCCACCACTTCTTCGCCAGTGACAATACGCAATAGTTTTACATCAATCATTTTAATTAAAGAAAATCATTTGAATTCACATTCTACCATAATTTCAGTCAATGCCGCCAGAAGATTAATTTCCTGATCGGCAACGAAGGCAATCTGATACTGATACTTAGCAATAACAAGAACAGCAGCAGGAATACTATTCGGAACCAAGGAATCATAACAAGCATCATAAATGCGACGAAGTAGTACACCAGGATCATTGTCCAAATTATTAACGACCCACTTGCGTACTTCAGAGAAGTTCTTCTCTTTAAGAAACTTGACCAATGTTTTAGTATTGACATCAGAAAACTCCGCAAGGATAGCACTATCAATTTTACCACCGACAGAATATCTTTGACATTCATTTAAGACACGTCTCCAGTCCGGAAAATGCTTATTTACAAGTTCGACAAGAACTTTTTGATCGTATCTAACATTCTCCGTCTCAAGTATAGTCCTGAGACGGTTGAAGAATTTTGCTGCAATTGCTGGTTTTTGTTTTCCGTTGATTCCAAACTCAATGACACTGCATCGGGAATGGAGAGGTTCGATGATTTTGTTTTTGAAATTGCAAGTGAAGATGAATCTACAGTTGTTATAAAATGCCTCAATGTTTGCCCGTAAGAGGAGTTGTACGTCGTGGGTTGTGTTGTCAGCTTCGTCAATAATGATGACTTTGTGCTTTGCATCAGATGCTTGTAGTGAGACGGTCGAAGCGAAGTTCTTTGCTTGGTTTCGTACCGTATCGAGAAATCTTCCTTCATCGGATCCATTAATGACATAGTAATCTGCTCCTAGTTCGTTACAAAGTGCTTTAGCAATCGTAGTTTTTCCAATTCCAGGTGGACCTGCAAGAAGCAGATTTGGAATCTCTCCTTTATCTAGAAAATCTTTAAATGTTTTTTTGATATTATCAGGAAGAATACACTCTTCCACAGTTTTGGGTCGATACTTTTCAACCCACAAAAATTCATTACGACTCATAATCAAATCCAATCAGGTTTACGATGGGGAAGTTTAAGATAATTATCTTTCACCCACGATTTAGATGCAATGTACATCTTATATTTTGTGTAAATATCCACATCATTATTATACTTGAACTCATCAGGTCCAGCGAACACAAAAGGTTTAGGACCCTTACCAGATCGTCCTGTGGGATCTCCAGTGGGAAGAATTTCCTTTGCAGCATTCAAAGTCTGAAAGCAAGTATGAACCTTACCATAACGAGAAGCATACTCATCGCAGAGAGCAAACCCATGCGAGAGCAACCACTGCCAGTTCATCACAAAATCATTTGCCCAGATGGTACAAGGGTGATTACGAAAGGCACCCTTCTCGGTAGCATAGGGAGTTCCGTCTGCTTTAGGAAGAGTGCCAAAACCATGACCCCATTTGTCAGAGCATACAATAGCAAGCATCTGACAGGTCTCTAGGGGCATCTTGACGATGTGTCTGTCAGGTAGAACCTTAGCAGACTTCCAAGGATCGGGATCAGTCACGAAGATGTTCATTCTAAAGGTCTCAAAAATTCATTTGAAATAATGTCACTTGCCTCAAGTGCAAGTCTCATATATTCTACAGCATCTTCTGGTTTTGTGTGATCCCCACAAGTAAAAACGTCACAAACTGCCATCCCTTTCTCTGGCCAAGTATGAATACTAATGTGAGATTCTGCAAGCATTGCTACACAAGTTACTCCCTGAGGTTCAAACTTATGAGAATTTAATGCCAAAAGAGTTGAACCGCAAGCAAAAGAAGCATTATAAACTAAAGTTTTTATAAAAATTTCATCATCAAGAAGAAAGGAATCACATCCTTTCAAGGTAAATAGGATGTGTTTCATTTTTATCAATCATCATAAGTAGAATCAGGTTCTAGTGCAATCCAATAAGTTAGATTTTTATCTTCATTGACAAACTTAGAAAGAAGTTTCTTTGAAATAGAAACAACGTAACTTCCAGGAAGAATTTTAATATTTTCTACTTTAAAGTTGAAATTAAATGTTGCATCAGTTTCACCAACAATAATAGAGAAGTCATTAGATGTATCATTCTTACGATCAGATACAACTAATTTGACTACACCAGCATCCCCAACTACAGAAAGATCAGGAAGTTGATAAACAGAAGATGCTTTAAGAAGTTTATCCAGTTGCTGGGTATTCAGATTAAACTTAATCTCCTCAGACTGAAGAACGATATCTTTATCAGGAGGACTAATAATTACATTAGGATCTGCAAAGAAATACTTAGAACGCATCTTACCTTCACGAATAACCATGTAAGAATCGTTCTCAATGTCAAGTTCAGGACTCTGGTGCAAACTTAGACCATTAAGAAACTGGTTAAGATCATAGATACCAAAATCTTTAGGAAACTCTTCAGTAACTTCAACTTCAGCAAGAATATTCTTCATAACAGAAATTGTACGAAGTTTCTTACCACTCTTGAATAGAAGAGACTGATTAATAGAAGAGAAGTTCTTGAGAATGTTAATAGTTGAATCAGAAAGTTTCATAATTACCTTTAGGTTGCTTGTGTAGACCAGAGAAGTGGTAGAGAAGAATGCAATAGTGAATTGCCTTTAGAATGTCTTGTTTGGACTTACCATTCTTTTTACCAAATCGAGAGAGATATTTGATCGCATTAGATCGACAAAATGGTTCTGCATCGCCAATACCCTCAATTAGATCAAGAGTCTGAGTTTTGGAATCAGGGGACGTATAATGTGCATTATATGTTGAAGAGAGATAGTCCCGAATCTCCTTCATAGTTTTATCTTCTTCGTACTTCCAGAATCCATTCTTTTCAGTGGATTCTAGATTCAATTCAATTTTATCATCATTCATAAAAGAGATCGGAGGAAAATTGTTTATAGGATATTCATCAATGTATGTTGATCTATCAGTAATTGGTAGATCATTCGATTTTGGCCATACAAACCCATCGGCAGTTAGTTCATAATCAGAATGTTCACCAAATTTAATTTTTTCAAAATCAACGTATTCTTTTTCATCATCAGGTCCATACATTTCGTTGTAAAGCAAACTCCAAGCATTAGTCATTGTATCAAGAAACTTGATTAGTGTCAACTGGCATCACGAAATCAGCATCAACTTTATCATAAAGTTCAATGAAAGATTGCTTGGTCTCATCATCAAATCTTGCAGTGCAAACATCGATTGCTTTTGATTTATTACCAAAGATACTATAAGCACGGATGATGTGTACAAGACGACGGGTGGAAATAACTTCATCAACACCACCATCATAAAAAGTTTTGCGGATGATGTCACTCCAATCAACCAATCGTTTGCAGAATTCACGATCCTCTACACCAAGATCCAAAGCTACACCTTCAAGGATCTTCTGTTCAGTTGCAGGAGTAGGATATTGCTGCTCGAAGGTTACAGGGAACCGTTCCAGGAATGCCTCATTGAGAACGTTGGTGCCGATAAAACGACCATCATCGGAACCCTTACCTTTAGTGTTTGCAGTGGCAAAAACATTGAAACCTTCAGCAGGTTGAATGAATTTACCAATCTTCTTCAGGAACACACCCTTACCTTCAAGGATGGATTGGAGACAGAGGATTTTGTTTGAAGCCAAGTCAATTTCATCGAGTAGCAAGATTGCTCCTCGTTGGAGTGCTTCAATGACAGGTCCGTTATGCCAAACAGTTGCCCCATCAACAAGGCGAAAGCCACCAATAAGATCGTCTTCATCAGTTTCAATAGTAATGTTTACTCGGATTAGTTCCCTACCAAGTTGAGCACACGCTTGCTCAACCGAGAACGTTTTACCATTACCAGAAAGACCAGTAATGAACGTTGGATAGAATAAACGGGACTTAATAATTTTTTTAATATCAGTAAAGTTACCAAACTGGACGAAGGTATCATCTTTCTGTGGGATAAGATTTTGCTCTACAGGAACACTCACTACAGGTTCAACAGCAGGTGCTTGATAATTTTGCTCAAGTTTTTCTTTGGGAGAAAGATCCCACTTACCACGACCAACTTTTTGTTCTGTCATTTTGTTAGTGACTGTTTGATAATTCAAACCATTCATAGCACACCAGGCACGAATATCAGAAGTTGTTACATTGTTTCCGTAAAGTGCTTGAAGTGAAGTGCGGATGTACTCAGGAGAGATGGTCATTTATTTGTTTGAACTGAAGTTATTATAGGGCAGAGTGGGGCAGAGTAGAGGGCAGAGTGGACGGTTTAAAGACTGGTACACTTTTTCAGTCATGACCTTTTATCCAGGAAATTGTATCATTAAAATATGAGATGTTTCCCTCTGTATTTCTTTCATCCATAAAATCATATACAACTTGATCCATATCACATCCATTATTTCCACAATCATGGACTCCAACAATTCCACCATGAGCAACTTTTGGATACCAACATTTCAACTCTTCTTCAAGTTGGTCTTCAGATAAATGAGCATCAAACCACAAAAAGTCTATAGATTTATCTTCAAATTTTTTTACAGATTTTATAGTATCCCCATAAATGAGGCAAAGTTTTTTTTGCAAATCTTTTTCAAGAAGACTAAAATTTTTTCTTGCAGAAAGTTTTAAAAAATTAGCACCAACTTCATTCACTTCCACAAAAGGTGGTACAGTATCTCTATAAGGAAGATAATTGTCTATAGTATAAAGTTTTTTTATACCGGGACAATTTTCTAATAAAGATACTGCTGCACATCCCCAATGAGTTCCCAATTCAACTACAGTTTCGCAATTAAAAATATTAATTAAGGGAAATAAACTTTGACAGGATGCAACTCGTTTATCTTTTAAGTTTTCTTGAGCCTCAATTACCCAATAAACGATATCGTCGATTGTGGATTGATGTAATACAATATCTTTTATGTTATTCATGCAATCATAGAAACAAATTCATTTAAAACCTTCTTATTTGTTTTTTTAGTTCTCAAAGATTTAACAAAAGCTGATTTAATCTTTGCCTTGGTTGCACCTTCATCAACTTCAAACTCCGATCGATTGGAAAGATCAGATCCGGAAAGTCCAATATATGTATGATAACCAGAATTCTTTACAACCACACAACGTTCTTTCTTCCACTTTACTTTTAGTGCTTCAGTTTCTTCCCATGTTTTTGAATGAAGACGAATAAAAGATCCAGAGTCACCACTTTCAAGAATACGAATACCAAGAAAATTAGTATTTGGAAATAAATCTTTTAAATTATTAATGATACATTTCGTAAAAGAAATGAAAGCACAATTATGTTGAGAATCTACCTTATATGTAGAACCAATTTTTCGATCACGAATAATTGCATTTGAAGTAATTCTACGATATCTCAATTGAGGTTTTGGATCCCATGGATTTTTGATAGTAGAGTGATATGGCATTGGTCCAGCTTCTCCATCAGTCAAAATAATACACTGAACTTTTTGAAGTTTATGTTCCGATTTAAATTGAGGAATAATCTGACGTAGAGAAACAAGTGCTTCATTTAGAGGAGTTCCTGAGAGATACATACGGTGAGGTGTTGGACACTTTTGATAATAGTTAAAGGAGAAAACAACACGGTAAATATTTTTCATCTGACGTTCAAGTTCTTTATTAGAAACTTTACTAGTTAAAATATTAACCATAGAAAAATTCTCACCAATTGCAAACAAATTTTCTTTTTCTACATAATGCTTAGATGGATAAACTGGTCGATCATTTTCATCATATTCCAGAACATTCCAATCATTAGTAAATGAATAGACATCAAAAGGAATATTAACTTTATTGCAAAACCAAATAAGATTATAAAGTTGCTTAACCGTATCTTCCATGACTTTTGACATAGAACCCGACCAATCAAGAACAAAAATCAAACCATGATTCTTACCATTAGCAAGAGTTGTTACTTTCTTGAATAGATCTTCATTATATTTGTAGGTATGAAGCTTAGAACAATCTAGAACACCAGTACGGGATGTTGTTGCACGCGCATAAGAATCTGCTGCTTTTTTACATTCAAACTCCTTTACAAGATAATTTACTTCTTTCTGTGCAGATTTCTTGAATTTATCATAACAAGAATCTGCCCATCCAAAATCTTCATTAGAGAAAGGTTTCCAAAAATCTTCAATATAGTCATGAACTTTTTTATCGGAAATAATAACACTTTTAAGATTAAGTTCGGGAAACTCAAGATAAACATTTTCAGTTCCAGAAAAATCAATAAGATCTTTAATAGAATCTTCAAGAGAGTTTGCAGTCTTTACATTTGGTTCTCCATTTGAACTCGAACCAGGCAATTTATGACTTTCAGCATCTTCAGAAGTTTGTTCATCTTCTTGAGAATTGTTTTCATTATCACTTTCACGTTTTTCTGCTTCTTCAAGCATATCTTCATGGGTCATAGAACCCTCATTAGTACCACCACCTTGCTGAGAATTACCAACACTTTGAACTTCGGCGTTATTATTATCTTCTTCCTTTCCTTTACAGAATTTATACAGAACTTCTGCAGCTAGAACAGCATCAGCAAAAGTTTCTGCATCTTTGATCATATCAACAATTTCATTTTCACCTTCAAAGAAAGGAATATCTTCAAAGTTACCAATCTTAAAGTAAAGATTAACACGATCTGCAAGATTCATTTTGCTTACGTTTTCATTCTCTAAGCAGAAAAAATCTTCATCAGCAAGTTCTTCATAACCCCTATAAAAAGTTTTCGATAGACCAGCATATTTACGTTTCATTAATTTTTCAACGCGAACATCTTCAGTCACATTGACAAACTGTCTAGGTACATCAAAATCCCATTCATCGGGAGTAAAGAGAGCATGTCCAACTTCATGAGCAACCAACATATCAAATACACACTCAGATGCCTTCTTCCACATTGGAAGAGTAAGAACACGGGTTTGAACATTGAACATTGCAGTCTCAACATTACGGTGCTCAACAATCAAATCTTCAGTAGCAAGAAGTTTTGCTAGTTGACCCTTGACTTCAAAGTTGATGGACATACTCGTTTGTTTCGGATGTACCTATTATAACGGAAGCACACCCACAAACTGAAGTAGATGTGCCAGTTTTAGAACTGGTTTTTAGTTTTATCTTTTAAATTCTTCAAATATCTCTGGATAAAATTCTTCATAATACCACGAACAAGTATCAATAATTCTTTCTTGTGCTTCATCCTTTAATAAAGGAAATTTAGAATCTACTTTATTAGGAACTAACTTGGGTCTGATAGTATGAATACCATATGGTGTAAAACAAGCGTCATGGTATTTTACTTGTTTGATGTTATTTAAATCATTATCAAAAGGTCTAGCACCTATGAAATCATAGATGCTAGAGATAAACTCTTTTGGATTTTCCATAAAATCTTCATATCTAACAAATTTAA